CGCACCGGGCCGGAACCCGGAACACCTGCTGGTGTCTCTGATCCATCGACCAGTGTATATCCGTCAATACGACGGTATCCTCCCTGTGGTGGGATCTCGTAGTTTGTCGCAAACAGGCACGAGCCTGCCGGACGACTCATGGGAGCCGCTTCGGTCAGGATGCCGCCTTCAAATTTGATGGCTTCGGACTTCATTGAGGAATCACCCGCGTGGGAATGGCCTGAGCTTGAGCCCTGAACTGCTGCCCTGGAAGGCTGTGTGCCTCAAGGCTGTTCAGGACCGTGGCAAACTCCGCCCCATAAACCTGATACTGGTCAAAAACCTGTTCTTCTTCGACAAAAAACATCTTGGCGCGCACGATGACAATGCGCCGGTACTGCTCTGGAATCACAGACTCGTCCGTATTGGCGCTCATCTCAACCGGCGCTTTCCAGTAGTCTGCGGACAGAGTGTGGGCTTTGTCCGGGGGCGGGTAGAGGCGCACCTTGCCGTTGGGCAGGATGGTGAATTTAACCGGCGTTGCCTGCTCACGAAGTGTGATGTTGTCGCGCTCAGATTTGTAGCTGTCCGGGTAGAGTCCCATCGCATCGACCGTGCCGCGATCAATGACAAACGACTCAAGATCCCAGAAAGAAAGGTCAGTCGGGGCGTCGTAGGTGTCCGTCCCTACGGTCAGGGCTTGCGTCCACTGGTCCCAGAGAAAGTTCCAGTCGGCATGGAGGCGCTGGACGAAAAGATCCGCCTCGCGCACCCAATCGACAATCATCTGGTTCTGCCCGGTCTGTCCGGCAACGCTTGTCGGGCCGGTGCCGGAAATGCCGAGTTCCTGTCGGGTGGCTTGACACAGTTCGAGAAAATTCACAGTGACTCCAGATAGTCAATCGCATCCTGCTTGTTGGTCCACTTGCCGCCCTTCTCTTTGACAAGGGCTTGCAGCGTCCGCCAGTCCAGGTCGCGGTATTCGCCTTTTTGCCCGTCATCTTGATCCTTTTCGATACGCTGGCCATTGATGTCGTAATAGACGCCATTTTGCTTGTAGCGGGCGATTGTCTGTCCGTGGACGGTCGAAAAAGGCTTGTCTTTATCGAGCATGACATTTTCCCGTAAAGTCGGGGGAGGCATAACCTCCCCCTGTTGTTTACTTGATGGTGAACTTGCCGACTTTTTTCCCATCGCACTTGGGGCGCTGCCCCTGGCCTTCGCCGCGAGTGGTCTTCTGGTCGATGGACTGCTTGAAGGACACGCCTTCTTTGAGGCTTCCGCCGCTTTCGTTTTTCATGGTTTTGCTCCTTTTAGAACCAGGCGATAGTGATGTGTACGGTGCCGATTCCGGCAGGTGTGCCGCCGGTCGGGGCGACACAGGCAACCTCTATCTGCGTGTTGGTGACATCGGCGGAAATGATCGCGTCGGTGTCGTCCTGCGTGTTGTAGTAGTCGGTCGCTGCGGCGGTGCCCATGTTGAGTTCAGCGTATGCGTCCGCGTCGGTGGTGGTGCCAAGTCGCACGTAGCCTGGAGTAGTGGTCGCGGTAAAAGTCTCCGTGACTGCCACGCCGACATCGAGGATGCGGCCATGCTCAAAGCCGGAAGGGGCCTTGACAGCGAAGCTTCCCCCGCCGGCGCCGAAATCAACGGCGGGCAGGGTGTAGGTCAAAACGGTTGGATTATCGTATGCCATCTGTCGTTACTCCTTGGAAGGCAGGGGAGGGGTTGCCTCCCCCGTTAATTGTTAAGAGGCGCTGCCCCATTTAACGATGCGAGAGTTGTCGGCGTCGGTATGCACCAGGCCGTAGCCGAGCAGCGCGTACCAGGCGATACCCTTAGATCGCCCGAAGTCGGTGGGGATCTTGCCACGGATCTCTTCGGGGATGGCAATGGCTTCCGCCACGGTGTCCTCACCGAAGAAAAACGCCCAATCCGACTTGGCGTTGGTCCATGAGGACTTAGCGACGTTGGTCTGCTCAACGAAACGTACGCCCTCGTAGCGGCCAATCTCGCCGTTGACGATCTGCCGCCAGCCCTGATCGACATACTGATGAACGCTCTCAAGGTCGTTCTTCAGGCTGCGATAGGTGGTCGGCCAGGCAATCGCCATGTAGTCTCCACCTCTGAATGCGGGGATGTTGCGCTCTTTCATAATGTCCACAATCGCCTTGATGTGGTCTTTGCCCATAGCCACGTTGTTGGTGCCAGGGGCGGTGCCGTCGGTGTTCAGGTCAACCGCCGTGGTCGAGGTGCCCAAGGTCGGGGTTACAACCAGTTTGGTTGCGTCGAACTGGTCAAACGCGGCCCGGTCAAGTGCCTTGGTCGCATCGTTTTTCAGCACCTTGCGAATGACTTCTTCGACCGGATGCTTGGAGAGGTTGTCGAGCTTCGAGTTAAAGGGCACGCTGTTACCGAACTCGGTGATGGTCAGCGACCCTTGAGTGATGGTGAAATTGGTCTCGGGCATATCCTGGTTCTCCACCAGGGTCGTGCCTTGGGTTGCCACATCTGAATAGACGTTCCAATGGAACTGATCGCCCGCGTTGAGACCCTTGTCGGTTGCGTCTTTCGCGTCGCAGTGCTGGCGGAAGCGCTCCATCGGTTGGAGTTCCATGCGTAGGGTATTGGACAGCTCGTCACTGTACATATCTTTCTGTTACTTGATGACCTACGGTGTCTTGTAGGCGGGGTGGTCATCTCTGCCACCCTCTGCATGTCTCCATGCAGAGCAGACTTTCTCTTCACCCTAAATGGGTGCCTCACGTAAAGTCGTTGAGGATCGCCTCGACAAGATGTCTGTTGTGTCCAGGACGCTTGACAAAACGCTTGTAAAAATCAACAACGATCTCGCAGTCCCCCTTATCAAGAGGTGTGCGCCTGTTACCGTTGCTTAGCTCTATTTTCTCAAGCCTTCTTGCAAGGTACTGAATGATGAGAGAGACCCGTTGTCTCTTCTCTCCATACATCCATGGGTGAATTAGCTTCGATAAGAGATAAGCGTCTTTCAGGTTTTTTACTGCCACGGAAATCATCGGCTTTGTTTTATCGCCATACTTCTTGCCATTCGCCAAGTCAATAGGCTTTTGTGCCCGCTCTGACACATAGTGGCTAAGCCCAAGTCTTTGTAGAATGTCAACAACTTTCATGACTATTCCGCCATCCGTGTTGTAAAACTTTATCTCTGTACCGATTTTTGGCTTTGAGTGCTTCTCGTCTCTTACGTAGCAAGAAAGAGAAACTGTTCCGTCGCACTCAATAATTCCAGCAAGCCAAGCAATTTCACCTTCTGTCGGGATTTCCTGCTGATTGTCTTTTTGGTTTGACACTATTTTCACCTCGGTAGTAAGTGCCTTTTAAAGAGTTTCCAGCATATAGTGAGGTTTAACGCGGGCATATGGTGGTTTACCCGCCTAAGGTGTTGGTTCCCCACAGTTGTCCTGCCATTGTCCTGTCTCCTTATCGGATTTGCCCCCGCAGTCGCTGCTGCTCGGCAACGATCTCCGCCGGGGTTTTTGGTTTTTTGGGTTCCTTGCCGGGAGCGCGTGCCTTGGCTCCCTCCACGTTGTCGATGCTGCGTTTTTTCTCGCGGCGCTGCTCAAGCACGTCTTTGCTCGGCTGCGGGATCAGGTCGCGGGTGCGCTGTGCCGCCTCGCGGATGATGCGCTTCGGTCCCCACTCGGGGTGCTCCTTCATCAGCACATCGGTGAGATAGTTGGCGTAGTTGTGAAGCTTCGGGTCTTGCGCCACATCGGAGAAGTCTTTCTGATACTCCTCAAGACCTTCGGAGAGTTCGCTTTGGAAGCGTTGCTGCTGATCTTCCTCGCGAATACGCCGGTAGGCTTTCTCGGCAATCTCGTCCAGGTTGACCTGCTGCGGTTTTTCCTGATTGGCTTTGACCGTTACTTCGACAAAACGCGCCAATGCTTTTGCGGCCTCGTCATCGTCGCCGGAGTAGAGCTCCGCCAAAGTTTTTTTGGCTTCTTCAAGCGGGTTGTCATGCCCCTGGTCTTCGAGCTTTTGAGCCAGCTGGCTCTCCTGCTGCTGCCGTGAGAGTTGCTGCTGCTGCTCGATCTGTCTCAGGGCATTTTCCCGTTCTTCGATCTGACGCGCCCGCGCTTCGAGGTCTCTCTGGACTTGGGAGGCTTCGGCCAGCCGCTTGTCGGCAGCGAGTTCTTTTTGTAGG